TTTGTGTTTACGTCTAAATCAGAATAGTAAGTAAAGCTTTGACTTGCTTGAGACGCTGTATACCATACTCCTCCTCCTGTTGAATCCGGGTTTCTAACTAAGTCAAATGATGCTGTAGTTCCAGATGCAAATCCAGAAGTTGTCCATGGGTTACTCCCAGAATAAGATTTATAAACCCAGGAGACACCGTTTGCCGTTTCTGGTGAATCTAAAAACTTACCTGTACCCATTGCCCAGTCTTCTGCTAAGGCATTGATGTTTAGGGTAGTTGTATTGGATAACCCTGTTGAATTTGCTACAAAGCATCTAAGGTTAGCTTGCCATGATGCAGCTTTAATATTAGAACTAAATAGAGATTGTATCTCTGCTTGATTGAACTTGATTAAGAATCTAGAAGCTTGTGGGTTTGTTCCGTTAACTTGTAGTTGGGAGGTTTTATAGTTGCTAGATGCTTCTAAGATTTCATCCAATCCGGTATTCATTGTAGAGTATCCGGAATAGATAGTTGCGTCTGCGGTTGGGAATAGTTTATATACGGCCATTTTCTTCTATATTATAAAGGTACTACTCTTCCTTTAATATCTGTATCTGGATATTTAACTTCAAAAATACTTGGATCTAAAGAAGGATATACAACATTGTTTTGTGTTGCTGTGGAGAGATCATAAGAGTATTTTGAATACCCTAAAGCTTCTCCTGATTTGTTTGTTAGATTTACTGATTTAACAGTTTGTACTCCTGGTATTTTATCTAGTAAAATATTTAAATCTTTTATTAAGACTGGTTGGTTAAATTGCCAATTTTCAATATTAAAATAACTTCTAAGTTCTGTCAAACAATTTATTAAAACTTCGTTATTATTGAAGCTAGGTCTAACTACTATTTCAAAATCTACGCCAATGTTAATTGCAAAGCCGTCTTTTATAGTCACTCTATCCCCTACTATTCTATATTCAGATAGGTAGGTTGATAAGTTTTGTTTAACTGCACTAGATACTGTCCTTAAGTGTTTATTTGAATTATACCCTAACACATAGAGTGTTAAGGTACTTGGTATCTCCCCTGGCATTAGAACTTGGTTCGCTTTAGTCGGTTCAACAAATGCTTTAGCGATTGAGCCATAATTTGAAGGCATTGATAATGATCTAATCAAATAATCATTTGGTGTAACGTTCCTCAATTGTGATTGATATGCAACTAAAGTATTTTGTCTAATCTCTTCTAAAGTATCACCGCCTGCTCCTCCATCTGCTGCCTTATTGTTACTAACGGCGATTGTAGCGAAAATATAATTTGCAGTTGCAGAATTTAAATTATTACCTATAAATGAAATCCCTGTTGCAGAATTTAAGGTATTCACGGTATTAGCTTCTACGTTTGCAGTTACTCCTCCTCCGGTTAAATACCGAATAGTAAGGGTTGTATTAGCAGGTGCTATACCGTAGGTATCAGTGAAAAGAAAGTTTGTAGGATCGAATGCGGTTGTAAGTTTAGATTGTTCATATGGTAATCCAATACCTACATTGTTTGCATTCGGGGTTATAGCTTCATCCACATCCCCTGTTGTTCCTGCTCCAAATTGTATATCTAAATTAGTATTAGATCTAAAACGTGTTACAAAGCGTCTAGATTTTTTATCTAATTGTAGAATATAAGGTGCATCAGTGTCTTGGTATGAATTAGGATCATTAGGGTTAGTATTCTTTATACTGTTGAATACCATCTCTTGTCCTAAGTATGGGACTTCATACCAGGTATTACCTTCTGAATCAGTTATATCTAATACTTGAATTATATCAGGGGTTGTTAGAGTAACGGTTGAAAATGATTGAGGTGCTCCGAAGGTGAAAGTTTGTGTCTGTATTTCAGCGGAGATTGCTTTTCTTGTTTTCTTTAGTAAGTAGTACTGCGGGTTACCGGCAGAGATTTGGTATACAGAGATTTCTGTTGGATCTAGAGAACTAGAAACTGTAAAGTCTACGTTACCTTGTACTAGGAAATTTGAGGAGCCACCTGCACTTCTTACTTGTGTATTCTCAGGGAAGTATAAAGCATAATCGAAATCCGGTATGTAGGTAGAACCTGAAAGTTTAGCTGGTAGTTGCTGATAGAAATCAATATCAACTGTGGCAGCTTTTGTAACTTTTGGTTTATACCCTAGCATGTAAGCTAGGTTGTAGAGACTCTCTTCCTGTTTTGCATATTGTAGGAATGTTTCCTGTATTTGGTTATCTAAATAAAAAGATAGTACGTCTCCAACATACGCAGATGTTTCCATGAACATCATACCAGGGGATGTAGCACTAAAATCATTGTACGTATTTGGGAAATACGTCTTAGTAAAATCTACTAAGAGGTTTTTTAATCCTACAAAGTCCCTATTAAAATATTTTATGTCTTTATTTTCAGCCATTATTTAAATTTATTTCTAAAGTATCTGTCATCCCAGTATTTACTATACTGTAATTAACTTGTATAAATATAGTGTTATAATCTTGTGAAGTTTGTATTGTAACTGTTCCCTGTATATTTGGAAAGTATTTCTCTATAATACTTCCAATGTAATTTTCTATTTCCGCAACCCCTAAAGTTGTTATTTGTTCAAATACAAATTTACGTAACCCTGCCCCAAAAGTAGGGTTAAAGATTTTTTCCTGAGGTCCAGTCAATAGAAAATTTATTAGGTTATTCCTTATAGCATCTTTAGTTGTAAATGTTGGCTTAAATACAGAATTGGATTTAAAAGGCAAAGATACCCCAACCGCTTTACTCGGATTCTGATCTATAGGGGCGATCTTTACTAATCCAAATGCCATTACTTCTTAGACATTAAGCCCATTATTTGATTTAAGTTTACTTCTCCGGGAGGCAGTGATGAACCTTCTCCTGCTGTGTTTACTGGGCGTGGTACGAATTCTTGACCTCCACCGAATGTCATTGCATCGTTTGAAGTCATGTTTAGATTTCCATTCCTACCATCCACCATACCGCTGAGGAGTGATGCATATTTTTCTCTGGTGTTTACAGCAGGTGCTGTTGGGATTGGCTGTACTAAAGTTTCTGTTACTTGCCCATAACCGCCTACACCTACAGGAACTGCCTTAGGAGCTTTTAAAGCCTCTAATAAAACGTCTTTCAATTCCTCTTGAATCGCTTCTTTTACAGTTTCTTTGATAAGTCTTTTTAATGTCTTGATGTCCATTTTTTATAAATATTTCTTAATTAGCTTTTAGATTATCTCTGTTTATTATTAATTTCAGTTCTTCAATAAGTACTTGAGGGTTTTGTGTAAAAGAAGGTTCTGTTTGTAGCAGTACGATCCCTTGAGAATTTTTAGCTTGTGCTATTTTCCGGTTTACTGTTGGTGAGAATGGTTTCTCTATGATTTCAAATGTAAATCCTTGGTAGGTTGATTGTATATTAGAGGTCTCTGCTAACTTAACTGTGTTAAGTAGTGTATCAATATCACCTCCTAGTTTATTCGGCTTCTTACCACATTTCTCAAGCACCATATCTATGATTTTGAGTAGTGCAAGTATTGCTTGCAGTATCAAAGCAGCACTGGAAGTATATTGAGATCCTAGTTGTATTGCTCTTTTAATCTCCGGCAGTCTAGGTGTTCCATCTGTCTTAAAGGTAAGTTTAGTTCTTAAATCATCTAAATCACTTATTAAGGAGCCTACTGCTCCTGGTATTGGAAATACAAATTTACTAGCTACCGATGTTGCGGTTTTTAATAAATCTACTACATCTAAGGTTTCTACAGTTGTGTTGATGATTGGTGATAGAGTCTGAAGAGATATATTTACTATGTTAACATACTTTGCTGTCTCTTCAATACTTGCACCTAATGCATTCCTAATTGCTAGTACTTGGTCTAAAATTGCTTGAGAGGGACAAAGGTCTGGTAACTGTGGGTTACCGGTTTCAAGTCCTGTTATCCCTAATTTTGAAGCTTGATCTAATAATGAAGATACTGCTTTGGATTTTAAATTTTCAACCTTGGTATTAATTGTTTGATTTATTCTATCTTAAGGACCTGCAGCGGCGGTTGCTGCTACTGTTACTGCTAGAGCAAGGGAAGCTTGTAGAGCGAGTTTACGCTTTTCAGCTGCTCTTTTATCAGCTTCTTGCTGCCTTTGTTTGTCTAATTCTTCCGGTGTCATTAGATTGTAAAGTTGTATTTTGATTTAAAAACATCGGTATTAATTGCATTCAATCTATTAATCCACCCGGGTGCTTTTTGATTTAAAGTT